TTAAAAACGACCCAGCACTATTTGTTCTTGCAATGTGTGCAGGGCTTGGTGATGATTTTACTCGTAAATACGCCTTAACCAATTTACCAAAAATAGCAAGGATTGGAACTCATTTGTTTCATTTCGCTGGTTATGTAGAACAATTTAGAGGTTGGGGACGTGGACTACGAAAGGCTATAGCAAATTGGTATCTGTTAAAAGAAACTGATAAATTAGCATATCAATCTGTAAAGTATCAACAGAGAGATGGATGGTCACATAAAGACCTATTGAGATTATCTCATCCATCTACACAAGATGCCAATAAAGATTTACTATTTGAGTGGGTTACAAAAGGATATAATTCTTCAAAGGAAGATGAATATAAGGATTCACTCAGTATAATTTGGGCCTTCGAGAAGGTCAAGTCAGTCCAGACAGATGTGGAAGCTGCTAAACTCGTGGAAGAATATAAACTCCCACTTGAAGCAGTTCCTTCTAACCTAAAGACACCTAAAGTTCTGGAAACAGCATTACCACATTTGGGATTGACAGCTATTATCAGAAACTTAGGTAACTATACCAAACACGGAATTCTCACTCCCCAAAGTGACGCTCTTAAACTCGTTACTTCGAGAATAACCGATAAAGGGAAACTGCAGAAGGCCCGTATTCATCCATTAAGTGTATTACAGGCGATGCAAACCTACAAGAGTGGTAAAGGACTTAAAGGTTCTGGTCAATGGGAAGTAAACTCACAAATAGTAGATGCTCTTGACGACGCATTCTACTTGTCTTTCGACAACATAATTCCAACAAACAAACGAGTGATGTTAGCACTTGATGTATCTTCATCCATGACCTGGAGTGGTTGTGGTGGAATGCCATCAGTAACTCCACGAGTTGGTTCAGCTGCAATGGCAATGGTTACGATGAGAACTGAAAGTGATTATCTTGTAACTGGGTTTACCAGTAGTGGTGGTAGTTGGAATGAAAGTGGTATATCAATTCTTGATCTCTCACCAAAAATGAGATTAGATGATGTATGTGATAGATTGGAAAATCTTGATTTTGGTGGAACTGATTGTTCATTACCAATGAAATACGCACTTGAGAACAATCTCAAGTTTGACGCCTTCGTAGTTTATACGGATAGTGAAACTTGGGCAGGGGAATCACACCCAGTAGAAGCACTTCGTGATTACAGAAAGAAAACAGGAATCCCAGCAAAACTGATTGTGGTAGGGATGGAAGCAAATGATTTTACAATAGCAGACCCAGATGACGCGGGTATGTTAGATGTAGTAGGTTTTGATACGACAGCACCATCGGTGATGTCTGATTTTATCAGAGAACAGTAACAAATAAACAAAATAAGGAAAAACAATGAACACAGGTACAGTAAAGTGGTTCGACGCTAAAAAAGGATATGGTTTCATATCTGATACAGGGTCGGATAACGAAAAAGATTACTTTGTCCATTTCTCCGAAATTCAAATAGACGGCTTTAAGACTTTATCAGAAGGTCAAAAAGTCGAGTTTGAAATCGGTGAAGGTGACAAAGGTGCTGTTGCGAAGAATGTTAAATCAGCAACAGAATAAATCAGATTTAGCATAAAAAATTGGGTTGTTTTTTAAACAGCCCAATATTTATTATTGTCAAAGGTTATACCAATGACAATTAACTAATAACAAATAAAAATAATAATAAGGAGATAACAAATGGATATTGAAGCCGTACGTAAGCGATTAAGCCAGTTACAAACTTCAAGTACTCGCACCACAAACTTGTGGAAACCTCAACCCGGAAAAACACAAATCCGAATTTTACCATACAAACTAAACTCAGATACGCCGTTTATCGAGCTATTTTTTCACTATGATTTAGGTGGAAAGACTTTTCTTTCCCCAATCTCATTTGGCCGGCCAGATCCGATTGAAGAATTTGCTGAGAAACTAAAGACAAGTGGCAATCGTGAAGATTGGCGTCTTGGTAAGAAATTGGAAGCAAAACTTAGAACTTTTGCACCAGTAGTAGTTCGTGGTGAAGAAAATCAAGGATCCAAGTTTTGGGGTTTTGGTAAAACAGTATATCAAGAACTATTATCAATCATAGCAGACCCTGATTATGGTGATATTAGTGATCCTATAAATGGACGTGATGTAGTGGTTGAGTTTATGACAGCCGAAGAAACTGGAGCATCGTTTCCTAAGACTAACATCCGTGTTAAACCAAATCAAATACCAATCACAGAAGATAAAAAAGTTCTAACTACTTTACTCGATGATCAAAAAGATATACGTGAAGTATATAACGAGTTAAGTTATGATGAACTTGCAGAAGCTTTAGGAGATTGGTTAAACCCAAGTGAAGATGGAGAAGAAAAGTCATCCAAAAATGATCCAGTTCCAGCATCAACATTAGCAAGTGCAACAAGTAATACTTCTAATGTGAGTGATGCATTCGATGATCTGTTTAATAAGTAAATAAAGGAGACATAATATGTCTGTATCAGCAAAAGACGAACTTGCACAAGTTCTTGCCGATAGTCTTAATAAACAGTTCAAGGATACGAAGGTAGCCTATTTTTTAGATGGTTCAAACGCCACTCCAACTGATGTAAAGGAATTTATATCAACTGGTTCATCTGTATTAGACCTTGCAATTGCTAACCGTCCAAACGGTGGAGTTGCAGTTGGTCGTATTACAGAAATCAATGGATTAGAAAGTAGTGGTAAATCTCTAATTGGAACTCACATTCTTGCAGAAACTCAAAAACGAGGTGGTGTTGCAGTGTATATTGATACTGAAACATCTGTTAGTAGAGAATGGTTAGAAACTATTGGTGTAGATGTTCACGATATGCTATATCTTCATGTGGAAACAGTAGAAGATATATTTCAATGTATTGAAAGTATAGTCACCAAGATTAGAGAATCAGATAGAGAAAGGTTAGTTACAATTCTTGTAGATTCACTTGCAGGAGCATCTACCAAAGTAGAAATGGAAGCCGATTTCGAGAAAGATGGATGGGCAACGAGTAAGGCAATTATCGTTTCAAAAGCGATGAGAAAGATTACTCAAATGATTGGACGAGAACGAATAGCTCTCGTATTCACTAATCAGCTCAGACAAAAACTCGGTGTTATGTTCGGTGATCCGTGGACTACTTCTGGTGGAAAAGCATTACCATTTCATTCATCAACTCGTATTCGTTTGAAGAATATGGGACAAATCAAAGATACCGCAAAAAATGTATTAGGTATGAAGTGTAGGGCACAGATTATTAAAAATCGTTTGGGTCCCCCACTTCGTCATGCTGACTTTAACTTATATTTCGATAGTGGTATTGATGATAAGGGGAGTTGGTTACAAGTATTAAAAGACCACAAACTTCTAAAGATTGCAGGTGCTTGGTATACCTTGAATTTTAAAGGTAAGGACATCAAATTTCAATCTAAAGATTTTGAGAAAAAATTAGAAGAAACTGATGGACTCCAAGAACACTTGTATGACCAAATCTGTGAAGCATCTATACTCAAATATAAATCAGCCGATTTAGGAATTGATGATGTAATATATACAGACGAAGTGGTCGGTGATGGGTAATGATAGATACCTTTCTATTCTTGATGAGATAAAGAAACACGGCGGCGATGTAGATTCAACAAATCCCAATGAAAAAGTACTGATAATAGATGGCTTAAATACTTTTATCAGAGTGTTTAGTGTTATACCGACTACTAATGATGATGGAATTCACATTGGTGGAATAGTTGGTTTTCTGAAATCAGTCGGTTACGCTATAAAAATGTTGGCTCCTACCCGCACCATTATATGTTTTGATGGTAGAGGTGGGAGTAGCCGCCGCCGTAAACTTTATCCTGAATACAAGGCAAAACGAAGAACAGCAAAGATTAGACTTAATCGTGTAAACGATTTTGAAAATATCGAAGATGAGCGACACTCAATGATGATGCAATTATCTCGTTGTGTGGAATACTTAGAGAAATTACCTTTGAGTATAATGTCCATTGATGGTATAGAGGCAGATGATGCCATAGGTTATACAGCAAAACAAATATTGCCCGAGAGCAATGTTGTTATCATGAGTACCGATAAAGATTTCTTACAATTGGTAAATGATAGAATTTCAGTTTGGTCACCTACTAAGAAGAAACTTTACAATCCTGAAAAGTT